ACACCATTAAGAGGAAATTACGCAGGTATAGGTTATACTTGGGACGAAGATGATCAAATCTTCTGGCCTAAAAAACCATATGCATCTTGGGTAAAACATAATGCATCAGCTTCTTGGAAATCACCAATCGGTGATGCTCCGGCATTAACAGCTGAACAAGAATCACAAAATACAGCTGATACTCACAGATGGTCTTACGTCTGGAATGAAGCTAATACAACTTGGGACTTGACAGACGCTTTAGCATAAATTAAAAATGGTGGTGGTATGCAGAAGAA